GACAAGTTTTTATGTATGTATAATCTATAGGAATGTCTCTGGAAATTGTGACATACGCGAACAAGTCTCAGGGTATGTTTGAAGAGCTTGTCAATAATGAGTTTGGTGTTCCAGTCAAAGTTTTGGGATGGGGTAAGAAATGGAATGGATACTCAGACAAATCCAAAGGACTTTTGGAGTATATGAAAACCAAAAATAATGACGACATTATCGTATTCGTAGATGGTTTTGATACCAAAATAAATAAGATGCCAGAAAATATATTGGAACTTTTCAAAGAGTGCAATTGTAGAGTTCTCATGTCAAAAGATCCAGAAAACTTTTCAGACATTGGTCGATCCCTAATTTTTGGACAATGTACCGACAAAAGTATGGCTAACGCCGGTATGTACATGGGATATGTCAAAGAATTGACTATGATGCTACAAGATGAAGCTGATATGAAATGTTTGGATGATCAAATCAATCTTAATACTTTATGTAAAAAACATAATTTCATAACAGTTGATGAAGAAGAAAAAATCTTTAAAAACTTTGGACCTTTGGACAAGAAACATGACACTGATGCTATCTTTGTTTCGTACCCAGGTTCTCCAGGTTTCAACCGTTACACAAGAGCTATAGTTGAATACACACAATTTTTGTACATCTATATATTGTGTCTAATCATTTTGGGTCTAGCTTTCTTTCCACAGAGACAAAAAGTTTTGTTACCTACATTAGTTCTATTTACAAGTTTCTACGCTTTTGTTGCGGACAAGTCATGCACTTTCCATTCTAGCTAGATCATCTATGTCAGTTCTTGACTGATCACGACTTCTCCTTTTAAGAGCTGAAACAGCATTCAACCATCTCGTCACAGCCCGATTTTTCGCGAGTTCTGACGAGGTCTCATCACTCACAATAATACTTAAACCATTACATACATCGGGTTTATTTTGTTTATCCGGGAATTCTAAATTGAAAGCTTGTATAGATATCGCGGGAAGATCTGGAGCTTCGTCCAAAAGTCTATCATATTCTTCGCGACACTTCTTAACAAAATCTAACACACATGTACGATCCCCCTCATCAAGGGAAAGTTCCATATCAATATTTCTGTAGAACTTTGAATATTGGACACACATAACAGAATGTCTTTCAGCTAATCTACCACTATCACTAAACTTACCTATTGATGTGAGAATACCAGCAAGAACATTGAGAAATGCGAAAAAGTACTGAACAATCATAATTTTGTTTCTTGTCGCGGGATCCAAATCCTCATTTCCACTTGGATTGAGAACTGCGAAACCTCCAACCCCTGTTATACTAGCAATCACAATACTAGGATAAGAGAGATAGTCATTCTGCCTTTTATAGTGAAGGCGGGCGTGGTTGTGAAGCCAGCGGTAACCCGCAGCTCTCTCTGCCCACGATTTTAGAAGCTTCTCCTGCTTATCACACCATCGATGCGTTTCATCGTGAGCTTCCATTATTTTACGCGCATATTTTTAATCTCTGTAGCCTCTTCTCGGGCAAGACGATCTACTAGTTCGTTCTGTGGGTGTCCATTATGTGCTTTGACCCATCGCCATTCAACGGAGGTCATCTGTTGTGAAAGAGTATCAATTTCAATCCAAAGGTCCTTATTCTTCACGGGCGTCCCAGCAGCCGTCCGCCAACCATTCCGTTTCCAATTCTTAATCCATGAAGTTATTCCATTCTTGACATAGTTACTGTCCGTAAACAGTCTTATCTCAAGAATGTCGCGTGCGAGACACTGTTGAAGTGCCTTAACGACAGCAGTCATTTCCATCACATTGTTGGTTGTTCCGTCTTGCCCCCCCGACATTTTGATACCCGCACCAGCAACTGCCCACCCACCTGGACCTGGATTACCTAAACAACTTCCATCTGTGTAAATGTCTTGCATTCTTATTTGGTTAGGGAGTGAATTGTTTAATTTCTTTTAGTGTTTCTAGTGGCATAGAAAAAGCCGATCAAACCGAGTACAATTGTAGCGGACAAAATACCACCACCGACCTTTTGAGTTGTGCTAGCTCCCTTGCGTTCTTTTTCCATTTTTTACTATAGCGTTAGATTTAAAAATTGTGTTCCTGATAACTTTTAGATCTAATTTTTTATTACGCGAGACGAGACGAGATCAAAATACCAACTTAGTTGGAGAAGGCGAGACCACCCATACCGGATTGGATGCGGAGAACGTTGTAGTTGGTCGCAAACATTTGCATGGTAGTAGCTGGGCAGAGCTCTGGGAGAGTGACCGAGACTTGGGCGTTGTCGATACGAGAGAAGTTGCAAGTACCAGTTGGTTGGTGCTCTTCTGGCTTGAGGGCGAAAGAGTAAGAGTACACACCTGGGTATGGGCAGCCAGAGTGGTGGTTGTACGCTTGGACTTGGTTGAAGTACTTACCCTTTTGGGCCTTGAAGCGGTCTTGGCCGTTGAGGACAAGCTTGAAGTCGGTGAGTGGACCGACCTTTTCTTCGGTGAATTCAACCGCGGAGCCATCTTCACCAATCTTGACGAGTGGGACGCCAGACGCGAAGGTGGTTGGCACATAGCAGTTACCAGATTCTTCAACATACGCGTTGGACTCGAGGACAATGTCCGTAGCCGCTGGTGCGCGGGTGAAGTTCCACAAAGAGGTGGCAACGTTACCGGACGCTGGGTCGTTGAAGCACCAGACAAGCTCCTTAACTGGGTGGTTGAAGGAGAGGCGCTTGTTTTGAGCGCTACCACTCGCGGTAATGGTGTCGGAGCCAGTGTGTTGGACTTGCTCGATGAGGTATTCGTGACCCTTTTGGGCGAAGCGTCGGCGCTCTTCGGTGTCGAGGTAGACGTAGTTGGCCCAGACCTTGAACACGGAGGTGCTCAAGTAGGTGTCGAAGGTGGCAGCCAAGTCGAAGTCAATGCGCACTTCGTGGTATTGAAGGGCAATGAGTGGCAAGTAAAGACCTGGGTTGCGGTTGAAGAAGAAGATGAGTGGCAAGTAGACAGTGTTACCGGTGAGGGCAGTAGTCATCTTGGCCCAGTTAGCCTTCTTGGATTCATCCAAGTAAAGCTCGGAGTACAAACGCCACCAGCGTTGGTAGTGCTTGTCGATGCGTTGACCACCGATGGAGAGTTCGGCGGACGCGATCGCACGCTCAGCGACCCAGTTGGCATCATCGCCATCGGCGGAGTTGGAGTTCGCCGCAGCGGATTGGAGTTCGACGTACATGTCGCCGACAAGATCACCATTGCGGGCAATGGTGACGGACACACGGCCTGAGTTGGCGGCGGTACCGTTGACAGTTTGTTCGATGTTTTCCATCGCGAAGTTAGTGTGGCGCTTGTAGACGGCTTGGAAGAAGGTAACCTTAGGGTTTCCAGTCAAGTAGACGTCTTGAGCACCGTAAGCGACAAGTTGCATGAGACCACCGGCCATTGTGAGAGTTTTTGTACTATAGACCAACATTTTTTTTCTGGCTGAAATCGCACCTGGTGCGAAAATTTGGTCACCAACTTTTCTCAGTCTAGGTTAAATGTCATCACGCCCTGAGGAAGAAGACCCAGTTGATGAGATCGAAGAAGGTGAAATTGTATCTGACGAAGAAGAGGAGGAGGAAGTGATTTACACGAGCGACATTGAAGAAGATGAAGGAGATTTTTTCGAAGAAGATGAAGACGAAGGTATGGATCTCGCAGGTCTTATGTCCTCTCTTCTCGCGACCCCAGACGGTGATACCGTATGCTCTGCCCTGGTAAACCTTTGTTACCAATTGGAAACTCAAAACAAGATCCTAATTAAAATGCTCTCCAAAATGCAATCCCAAAAATAAAGTTAAAAACAAAACTCGTGTATAGATAAATCATAGAAATGGACGAGACCCATTTCATCGACAAGGAACCTAATAAGTATGAAGCACTTACTGAACTTCATAAACTAGATATCCTTTCGATGAAAGAAGATGGCGTTCAAAATACAGTTGATAAGTGGGAAAGTGTGTGGAACCTAAAGTCAAATGATTTTACAGATTCTAGAAATTTGGGGTACAGACAGTACATTCATCACAGTAGTTTTGATGAAAATGGAAATCTGGATCCTTCAAGGGTTGAATTGCATGCTATCAAAGGTAGTCGTGATAGATGCCGAGCATATCTTACAAACCTCAAGAATCATGCGAGAGACTTAAAAATGCACAAAACAGAACTAGATGAAAGTGGAGCTACAATTGTTACCAAGATAAATAACATTCTGAAACAGGTAAGTGATGGTTATGATAACATTAGGCGACACTACATTTCTTTTGAAAGGGTCTACAATCCAACCGCTCAACCACAATTCAAGGCTTTGGGTGATCCTTCAACAATGGACGACGAAGAAATTGAAAACTCAACACCATTTCAGAAGTGTCTCCTGTATTCCCTTGATCAAACTTACAAATGTGGCTACAGAAGATACAAGGGGCAATGCTGTGAAGAGATTAGAACTATTGAAGGTCACAGAACGAGAGCGTGGCAACCAAAATTTACGATTGAACAATTTGTTTATTCCTTGGCACAAAAAGATGATGACTTTGCCACCTGGAAAAACTTTACGAGCCGTGGGACTGTATTCAGAGATGTGATTGACAATATGTCCAAATGTATTGATGCTCAGTTTCCAGAGATTACAAAAAGGCGTCATGTCTGGTCTTTCAAAAATGGACTTTTTGTGGGTAAAGAATGGGCTCCTGATCAAGGTATTCACATCTGCCGTTTTTACCCATACGATAGCCCAGAATTCCGTTGCTTGGATCCGACCATTATTTCGTGTAAGTATTTTGATCAGCAGTTTGACGATTTTTCACATTTGGAACGCTGGCAAGACATTCCAACACCATGGTTTGATTCTATTTTACATTATCAGAACCTTGAACCAGAGGTGTGTAACTGGGCCTATGTGATGGGTGGTCGTCTTTGCTTTGATGTTGGTGAAATGGACACTTGGCAAGTCATTCCATTCTTCAAGGGTATTGCCAGATCCGGTAAATCTACCCTGATTACAAAGGTTTTCAAGAAGTTCTATGAACCCGAAGATGTTGGCACGCTTTCAAACAATATTGAAAAGAAGTTCGGTCTTTCGGCAATCAAAGATAACTTCATGTTTATTGCTCCAGAAGTCAAAGGTGATTTGGCTCTTGAACAGGCAGAGTTTCAATCTATGGTTTCTGGTGAAGATGTTTCAGTCGCCGTGAAAAACAAGACGGCTGTCTCCATTGAATGGAAGGTGCCTGGAATATTGGGTGGTAATGAAGTTCCAAGTTGGAAGGATAACTCTGGTTCGGTTCTTCGCCGTATTTTGCCATGGAATTTTGCTAAGCAAGTTCGTGACGCTGATCCACAATTGGATGCGAAATTGGATGGTGAAATGCCCATCATTCTTCTCAAGTGTATTAGGGCGTACTTAGATTACTATCAAAAGTACGGGAACAAAGATATTTGGAATGTAGTACCAGAGTACTTCAAGAAGATCCAGAAGCAAGTAGCAATGGTTGCGAGTACCCTCCACAACTTCTTGGAAAGTACCAATATCATCTACGGCAAGGAACTCTTTGTGCCTCAAAAGCTATTTGTACAGGTGTTCAATCAACACTGTCAAGCAAACAACCTCGGGAAGCACAAGTTCAACCAAGACTTCTATGCTGGTCCATTCAGCTCTAGAGAAATTGAGGTCAGGGAAGAGGTAGTCAGCTACAAAGGGAGAACATACCCCAGACAGCCAGTTATATATGGACTTGATGTGGTTGAAGAGTCTCTCGGTTTCACGGACGAATACTAAAAAAAATGCCACCCAATAGTAATAATGAGCCAACAGCTCAGAGAGTTTGTGAAGCAGTCGGGTGTGGAGGTACGTCCTGCGAACAGCCCGACTTCTATTTCAACTACAAATGAAAACAATAATTTGACGCGTGAAATAGAGATGGAACTCGGAATTCAAAAACAACAAGAATTTCCACCAAGATTAGAAAAAAATATTATGAGCAATGAAAATTATGGCGAATTCGCACAATTTGTTCATAATTCGGATAACAATAGCAACAATGTAAATGACATTATCGCAATCGCTGAACGCAATCGTACTCCCCCATCACCCAAAAATGTCAAATTTGTCGTGAGTAAATTGAATCCCGGAATGTTTAACGCGACTGTCAATAAAGAATTTAACGCCGAAGCGCGAATTAATCTCAAGAACATTCTTTTGAAGAAGCCACTTCCAAGAACACCTATTGGTGAAGGTCTTTATATAGAGACACAAGAGATCAATGGTATTTATGGTAGATTCATGACTGGATTTACACACAGTAAAGAATATGGGAAGCAAGGTGACCTCAACAAGAACTTTTTTACCGTTCAACTCAAGATTGTCGTTTCCAATGGGTCAGAGAAAAAAGGTGCTACCGTCAATTTTTACAGAAATGGTAAGATTAGATTTTCGGGTGGCTTCATTGGTGACAACATTGCGAGACAACCGGAGTTGATTCGTCGTTTCATCGTTGATTCATACTCTGAGAAGCAACCTTTCTTGTACAATCCATTTGAGTACAACAATCTCAGTGGTCAGTTTAGAGTGAATGGTGATTTCAGAAATATGCAAAGAATTGCCTCTAACTACAGAGTCTATGGATTCTCGGATATTTCATATGAACCCGAACTATCGCCATTTATGTATGCTACATACCAAGGTCACAAATACATTTTGGCATCAAGTGGTAATATTCAGATTTCTGGAGCACAAACACCTTCTGTTATGCTTGAAGCTTACAATGTAGGTATAGAACTTGCGAGAATGTTGAATGAAAGCGGTGAAATCGCTTTGAAGGCTACAGTTCCAATGAGACTGACTAAAAAGGCGCCAGCCAAGCGCAAGGCTGTGAGAAAGACAAAGAAGACTTCCGCAAAATTGAGTACAAATCAACGCGCCGCCATCAATGTTGATGCTAAGCAATGTATGCGTATGGCTAAACCAGAGTTGGTGGATCTTGCAAAGAAGTTAGGTGTTGTTGGTATTACAAAGTCATCTAAAAAAGAAGAGATTTGCAAAAAAATAAAGAACATTTCAAATGTCAAGACTGCCACTTTCCGCAATACCAACAAGGGTAAGAATGTAACACTTTCGGGTTCTGGTAACAAATTCAAAGTCGGAAGAGGTACTTGTACGGGTTACAGTAAGACTGAACTTATGAGAGTTGCTGGCATCCTCAAGATTAAACTTGATGCCAAGGAAACCAAGGCATCTCTCTGTAAGAAGATTGAAGCTGTGAGAAATGCGAAGGCTGCCCCCAAACCAAAACCAAAACCAAAGACACCACCACCTTCTCGTAAAGAAGTCGCTCAAAAGAAGAGAAATGTAAAGAAAGAACAGGTCATCAAAAAGAGAGGTCTCAATGAAAACTCAATCAGAAAGGATATTGAAAAACTTTATGGCAAGCGTTGGATGGATCGCTACAAGAATGTGATGCCTTCTCTCAACAATGATGTCAAGGAAATGAAGATGAGACTCAACAAGTTGAAGACGGGTAACAAACAAGGTATTCCATTTAAGAAAGATGTGGATCTTGTGAAGAAGAGGCTTGTAAATAGATGGAAGAATGAGAGAGGACGCAACCTTGAAAAGAAAGTTATCATGAACCAACTTAATGTCAATGGTGTTCCACCAAAACTTGTCACCCAATACAGAAGTGCTGCGACAAACTTCATTATGACCAAAGGACCAACGGCGAAACAACTTGAAAACTACAAGAAAACTTGGATAAACTTAAGGAATAAGTCACAAAGATAATTAGATATGGAATCAATTGAAGATCAATTGGTCGGACGCCTTGAGTTGGGGAAGGAAAGATATGGACATGGAGTCATTGTCAATTCTGATACACGAGAATGGGGAACACCTGAAAACTCTTGGATTAACATGTGTCAAGAAGAGCTTTTGGATGCAGTGATCTACATCGTGGCTGATTACATTAGAAAGGGTAGGGAAAGTGAAAAGATGATGTGCGAACTTGAACTGGATTTCAAAATTGATGATAAGTTTGCCAATGCACCCGATCCAGTGAAACATCTTTTGGAATTGCATGATGAAGATGATAACGCTCTCATCATGCACATCGTGAAGAACTATAATAAGATTGAAAGTCCAAAGCATCACATGCTTGTGTGGAATCTTATGAACATGTTA